CTCAACTAGAACTGCGAAGTCCTTGTGACCTAACAAGCAGATACGATCGCCATCAGTAGCAGCGTCAGCGTTGCTAGAAACGAATACTGGAACACCGTATACGTTGCCAACTTCACCTGAACGGATTGTGTTGCTAGAACCGGCTTCACCAACGAAAGCTTGCTCAGTGAAACGCTGAATACCCATCAATGTGTTACGTGTTGATGGTGGAACGATCAAGAAACGACCGTCCATTGGTGTGTCAGCATCGTCCAAACGCTGGATAGAGCGGCGGATAGCAGCATCAGTCAAAGCACCGGCAGTACCAGTGTAAGCAGTTGTACCATCAGCACCTGAATAAGCACCAGTGTAAGCAGCAGTACCGTCACCACCGTTAACACCACGACCCAACTCAAGGATCAATGAATCAACTTTACGAGCCAATGCGTAACCTGCATCGTCTGTGTAGAATTGACGCATAGAAGCCAAAGCCTGAGCAGAAACGATATCTTCGATCATGATTGAGAATTCCCAATGTTGATCGATGTTAACGATAACTTCAGTCGCTGTATCTGTGTTCAAAGTAACTTGTGNGTTAGCTGCCTTAGCGTTAGCTGAACCACGACCCGGTTTTGGAATATGTACTGCNTCACCTTTCTTACCTTTGAAGTTCATNTTCTTGATAAGATTAGCTGCAACCAAATTCTTCTTGTATGTTGCAACAACTTCGTCACTCCAAATCTCTGGAATAAACTTAGCTGCTGTTGTAATTGTTTGATGTCCTGAACCTAAAGCCATTTTTAAATCTCCTAAATTAAATTAATTATTTTACTCGACCTTCAGCGTATGCTTGCATGATCTCTTCCGACATCATTTCATAACGCATTGGATCTCGCATTTTCAAAGTGATAAGATCGACACGTTTGTAAATTGGTTTTGATGATTCACCTGAACCGCCTCGTGGAACTGCAGCAGCTTTAAGCGACTGTGTTCTCTTCTCTGTTTCTGCTTTCTTGAGACTTTCATCAGCAGCTTGTACTTGCTGAGTCTTAATATTACGAAGTGCTTTGTAAGTACTTAGTAACTCATCTGCAGAATCATAATCGAAGTTGTATGCTTTAGCGAATAACTCAGTACGGATACGAGAAGCTTTCACCCATTCAGCAAAGTCATCAGAACTAGCAATTTGATTATAGTCAGGATGTGTCTGCTCTAATTTCTGTTGAGCAGCCATCTTTGCCATCTCAGCTTGCTGTTGCTTTAACCCTTGAATAACTGGATTGTTCTCGATCTGCTGGTTTGTTGCCTTAGCAGGGTCTTCATACCAATCAATTTCTTGCGTCTTTGCCTGTGGCTGCGTGTCTTGCTTTGCACTGAGTTGTTGCTTGATAACTTCATCCAACAATCTACGACTTTCACCTACCTCTTGTGCTTGTCGACCAATTAGCTTTTCAGCTTCTTGATGCATACGTGCTAGTTCAGCAGGTGTTTTACCTTTGTACTTCGCAGGTAAATCGTCTTCCGGTTCTTGAGAGTTCTCTACATAATCCGTAGGGTCTGTAGTTCCTGTGTCTTCTTGTTGTATTAAAGTCTTCGAGGTTTCCCTCTTCTTGCTGCTCAATAAATTCAGCCATCATGCCTCCTGTCGCTCTGCGATTTTAGGATTTTAAAAATAGTTCGAGGTGGACGTAACACCTTTATGAACCGTTGTTAGCGTTTTGTTTTCTTTCCAGTGCCAGCTTCTCAGCTCTCACACGATTCCACCGGTCATAACTCGATGGATGGTCTCCACTAAAGGGTTCTAGATAGATCCCAGTAGGGGAAAGAATGCGAGTCGCTATCTCGCCACACTTACTACAACCGATTTCTTTTGTGTCTATTTCAACGAAGGCTTCAGTTGTATGTAAATCTTTACATTTAAAATACGTAACATCCTACGAGGCATCGTCTTCTTCCTCTTGTAGTCGCTCGTATACTTCTACCACTAGCATCTCTTACGGTTTTTGATCCAGTTCATCACAGAGACTTCACCTTTACGGAAATGAAGTTGTTCTACGGTACTGATACCACCTAAATTGTCAGTAGCTGCTTAACATTGTTTCTAACATCTTCTATGAGGTCTTTCCACCCTTGGGTAGCCATCATATTGAATCTGTCTTCGTAATACTTTTGTATTTCGTTTTTTCATCTTTTTCCTTGACATGGAGATGAGTTAATGATATAATGTATAATATTATAACACACTTTTCTCCATTTGTCAAGTACTTATTGCATTTTTGTTGCCATCTGCATTGTTGCAATCTTCTCATTGGACTGGATATCAGCTTCTTTTAGAGCCAACTCAGCAATCTTGGCACGTTTTTCGAAGTCATCACTATCACGAGAACCACGAGAGATGTTACCAATCATACGTGCTTCAGCTTCCATTGGCATTAACTGTGCTTCTGTAGCCGCCTTTTGAGCTTCTGCTTGAGCCTTAGCTGCTTTAGCCTGAGTTTCTTGTAATTGAGCTTCTTTGATTGCTACTTCCAACTGAGCCATCTGTTGAGCCATTGGATCAGGCTGTGACATCTGCTGTAGGGTAGCTACAATCTCTTCACGGTTAGCCAAGCTAGAGGATTGGATAATACCTTGTAACAATACAGGGGTAATAGGACTGTTACCTAGGGTCTGCATCAAGCCAATCATCTGTTGTTGTTCGTATTCACGAGCTACCATGCCCATTGTTGAGATAGGTAGGAACTCTACATCAGTTACAGGGTAACGATCAGGGTCAAACTGCATGAATCTCCAAGCAGCTTTGTTGATAAATGGAATAAGGAAGTCTTCTTGGAAGTGGATAAGCGTTCTTTTGCTCTTCTTCATTAAGCCTGATAGAGCCATTGAAAGCCCTGCTCCTGATGCTTCACCACCTGCCACTTGGGAGGGCATAGAGCTGCTATCAAGAGTGCCTGTAGCCTGTAATAACATGGCTTGGAAGGCATTTGCTGTAGTTAGGTTGCCCGGATCTGTAGCACCGAACTTAAATGGCATCATAATCTCTGATGGATTACCGTTAACCAAGAAGTTCTTACCTGCTTTTACTTCATACTTAGCACCACGTGGTAGGCGAGTAGCATCCATAGCCATCATTGGAGCTGTAGTCAACGCTAAAGAGTCTAAATGGGCACGAACCTGTGCATCCATAGCCTTCTGCATGTTGTAACCCTTCTCTGCAGTACCTCTACCCCAGAATCTACCGGGCATAGAGTCAGCTTGGTAGGCTACAACTGGTCTATCGTTCATCATATAAGGTGATTTCTCAGCCTTAAGTAGGTGTTGACCATCAGCAATCACAACAATCGCCTCAACTAGGTCAGAATAATCATCAGCTGCTGAGTCTTCAGGGAATAAATCAACTACTTCACCCTCTTCATTCTCTAGTTGTTCGATGTATTCACGAGGAACTAAGCCATAATAACGGATCACCGGGATCTTGTTATCAATAAAGTTAGATTCTTCTTGTACTGGTTCTAGATCTGAGCTGTCATAGCTAGGTGCAATGTCGCATTTACGATAAACACCATCTTCCATACCCTTAACAATCTGATGGAAAGACATATATTCTTCTACAGCAACACCCATTGAGTCTTCTACACTACGTGCATTAGGTTCAATAAGGAAGTTACGTGGGTTAATAGGATTCAAACCTACCAAGAACTTCTTAGTTTCACGAACACCAATAGCTGCAACGTCTGTACCATCGATAGGTTGAGTAGCAGGGGTTAGTACTTTCTTCTCTTCTATTACAATCTCACCGATACCAGTACCATACAACTCAGCTAAGAGTACAATCTCATCGATAGAACGCTTGACCTTAGTCATCTTAAAGTCTTCGTGCATCTGATTGCGGATAAGAATAACGTCAGTCTTGTCTTGGTCTTGTCTATCATCAACGATATCAAAGAACTCACCACGACCAAACACTGCTTCACTGATCTCGGCTTGTTTAGATTCGATAGCTTGTTGCAATGCAGGAGTAATAATACGTGATCTCTCTGACTCACGCATCCTATCTTCAGCAGACCAAATACCTCGCCATAAACGCTCGTACTCTTCCCACTGATCTGTATGGTTTACATCTCTATGATTTCTCCATAGGTCTGTGTGATGCGTAACAAAGCTAACAATCTCTTTATCAGATTCTGTTACTTCGTATTCTTTATCGTCAGAATAGTTCTCTGCCATGTTTTATAGTCCTTTAGGGATGGAAGATTGAATAGAGGATTCCATCGGGTCAGTGTATTTTACCTGACTCAATGCATCTGCGTTGTTTCGTTGATAGCTTGAAGGAAGTAAGTTATTAACATCAAATCCTTGAGCTGCGATTTCGTTACGTGCCGGATTAGGACGGAGTTGAGCTTCGTTCATATCGCCACGAACCATAGTAGCATTGGCATACGCTTCTCCACCTGTTTGTGTATACTTCTTGAATGCTTTACGATAACCATCTTCAGCCATCTCTTTTGACTCTAATACACCACGTAGAGCAGGATATGCACCAGTCTTAGAAATGAACTTATCTGCTAGAGTCTTGTCACCAAGTGCTTTAGTAAGAACTACTTTAGCATCTTCGGTAGGATTATCAGCAAGCTGCTTGAGAGCAAGCTGTACGTTAGTAGGGGTAAATCCTTGGTTAGGATTCTCAGTCAACATCTTAACAATGTCGTTACGTACCATGTTATTATCTAGTGATTTCTTCAAAGCTTCTGAACCGAGTACGTAGTCTTCTTCTTCACTTAGACGTAGAGCAAAGCTGTCACCTAGTGTTAGTCCTTCTTTAGCTTGTACGAAGTGTTGTACTTCATGGAGAATAGTTTTCTTTAAACCGTTCTTTTGTACATAGTCGTTCTTACGATTAATAGTTAGGACGTTCTTTACTGGGTCATATCCACCAGCTGTTCCTGAATCAGGTTCATCAATGAAACGTAACTTAATGTCACCGAGGTCAGGATAAGCATTCTCTAGCAAGTCAGCTTTATATAGCTCTAGGAATCCAATATCACCTTTAATCTTCTCAGGGTCTTTACCTTTAAGAAGACGTACTTCATTGTCCGGAATTTCGTACATTACTTTGTCAGCATTGACATCTATCTCAACACCTTTACCAAGCCAGTCAGTTCTTGCAAACTGGTCAGCACCTAGTTCATCGAAGTCACGTTTAGCAAATGCTAGGTCTTCTGCTTTGAGAGACTGAGGCATTCCTGCTTCTTCTAGATTTCTTAGTCCACTTTCACCAATCATCATCTTAGGAACTAAGTCAGGGAACATACCACCTTCTAGTGGGTTCTGTTGTCGTAAACCTTGAACCATGTCCAAAGGATCTACACCGAAGATGTTCTTGATAATTTTTAACATTAGTATCCTGATATCCAATCTAAAGGTTCAACACCGTCACTATCATCATCATTAAAATAAGTAGTGACTGCCAACTGATCAACGAAAGACAAAGCATCCACTAAGTCATCGTGTACTTGGGGAGTAGGGAACATTAACAACTGGTCTCTAAACTCTTCCCAATCTTCTTCTTCATTCAACGTAATCTTGCCATGCTCGAATCGACCCTGCAATGACCAAACAATACGTTCTGTTTTCTTTTTACCACCATGCGTCAAGTCAGTGATGTGAGCATAGACGTTGTTCGATCTCATGCAATCACTTAAGTAAGGCATCACAGCATTTCTACTAGTACCTCGTTCTATACCTATACCTACCGGTTGGAACTCTTTAATGTTCTTTAGGATACGTTGAGCAGTCTCTTTCGTATCCCATCGTCCATGTTCTATCTTTTTAACAAACCAGTTACCATCATCAGTAACCTTAACTACTGCAATAGCGGATTGGTCTAGCTTCTTCTGTCTAGTAGAGGAATAGTTCTCATTTATGAATCCTGAGATATCTAGTCCAATATAATAGACTCCACCGCTAGGTTCTTCTCCAAACTTTATCCACTTCTCTTTAAACAGGTCTGTGCCTGCATTATCAAAAGAAGCTTCGTATTCCTGCTTGAAAGCAAAACTACTTAATGTCTTCCTCGCACCATCAATCTCTTTAGGATCAATCAGTGGATTGTCCTTAGTGGTAAAGTGCCATGACTTCCATTCTTCATCTGGGTCTTCAAGACCAAGGTTGTACATGTCATAGAACCAATTACGTCCCTTTGGTGTACCGATGAATAAGGCATTACCCTTCTTATCCGATAGAGCAGCACGTAATACTTTCTCCCACGTATCCGCTTTAATGTCAGCTACCTCATCCAGTACTACGAATGTAAGAGAAACACCACGAAGCGTATCAGGTCTATCAGCACCACGTACATAAATCTTAGCACCGTTAATCAGGGTAATATCCATGTTGTTCACATGANNACCACTGATAACATCTCTACCTAAGTCCATNAGCAAGTCCCAAATAATCTGTCTTGCTTGTCCNTGAGTAGGAGCTACATACATNACTGCAGATCCTTGCGGACACTTTAAACCCTCTACGAGGAGAGCAACTGCAGANAATCTACTTTTACCGCAACGTCTACCTGCAACAATNACTTTAAATCTAGTCTTGTCGCTATAGACTTCTTTNTGCCAAGGCAACAGTTCAAANTTAAGATTCATCGTTNTACTCTACATCAGTAACTTCAACGTCTACAATCTCTGCTGCCTCTACTTTGGCATCGCCAATACCAGTGATGTTAATTGTTACAGCATTCCGCTGACCNTTAGCATCCTTCTCGAATAGCGATGTTGGTAAGACACGATCCATGCACATCTTCAATGCAGCCATCTGACCACTATGNNCATCATCCATTGCTATTGAGACAATCTTATTGATCACTTTATCACCAGTGGTGGCGAGTAATCGTGCTTTTAATTCTTGTATTCTTCCGTTATCACCTTGAGGTCTTCCGAGTTTACCCGGTTTCTTCTTAGACTCTATCAAAGCTTTAGGTGGTCTACCTCTACGAGGCTTGACTACTTCTTCATTCATTCTTTATCCTTAAAGGGAGAACTTGTATAATTATATAACTTCTATAGTGTTCTTAACTAAGTAGAATTATCATTGTTATTCTTATTCATATCTACTTAAAAACCATTACTAAGTAATATTATAACACACTTTTAAGAATTTGTCAAGAGGTAATTGACTTTTATTTTAATAGACAACAAGAACTGTTACTGATTGTAGACAATTATGAACATTTGTATACTATATGATACTTTTTTAATACGATCATTAACTTTTTTAATACATTACTTTAAATAACTATAAACTTAAGATCAAAGACTATAAACTTAACTCTCTTATGCACATCTGCGGGGTTTCACTTGTGAGCTTCTTAGCCTCTCCGCAAGTCCTCTTCGAGTGCACATTTTGTCTTCCTTTATTGATAATCATTATCATTGATCATTATTAACTGTAAGTCATTGATTATAATCATTATTATCTCTAACTATTATTCGTCCTATTTTCCAATCTTTCTTTAGTTTTACATAATTATATAATAGATCAACTTCATTTCCTTTTTTGCGTGTTGTGGAGCTATAATAACGCTACGTATATTAAATTACCCCCTCCCCCCATGTTGCAAAAATACAACAGTTTGTGTAGTAAACTATGCAAAAAGCCAAAGAAGTGCTATCGAACGTGACAAAGTTGTCAAATTTGGAGTATGTGTGTTGGGAATTGACCCTTACAGCACCTTACAATAGGGAAACTCTATCAACACTAGGTAGCCGATAGTTATAATCAATTGAAATATATAAGAAAACTCTTGACATTGCCTAGGCATTCAGGCATAGTAGAACCATATCAACAAGGAGGTAGTTATGAAAAAAGCAGACAAAGCAAGATTAGTAGAATTAGTTAAGTATCTTAACACATGTGGCTATATGTCTGGCAGAGCTTGTTATATGACAGATGATGAAGTGACAGGTATCGAGAGAGCAGACAAGATAGAATTTTGGAGACGTGAAGCAGAAGTAACTCAAGAAGCAATTTTCAACATTATCAAATAATCGGAGGTTTTACCATGGCTTACAATTTTGACAAGAAAACAATCATCCGCAATTGGGAGGTATGTTTTGACAGCAATGCTCAGTACGGATGTTTTGAATATGAGATTAATGGCACTGAAGGCGGATTATGGTTCGTTGATAATGAATTGACAGACTATGACGGAGTGTATGAATTGCCTAAGCCAGTCATTGAAGCATTACAAGGCTTTGGTTTAAATGTGGATTATGTATTAGAAGACTAAACCAATAGGGGTGAAATTCCCCTTAACTTTGAAAGGGTATTATCATGGAATTAAATTA